TGCTGGTGGTATATAGGTACTATGAAGATAAGTATCAAATACATCAACACCAGAAGAATCAAATAATGGAGTAGTGAATTTTGTTAAGCCATTCCACCAGTTACCTAATGTTATAGATACTGAGTTTAGCAATAATATATTTGTTCCAAGAATAGCTCCACCATTTTGTTCTAATTTAACTACATTGGATTCTATACTATCATCACGTTTTGCTTCTAAAGCAGTATGATCTTGAACTATTCTCTTGCTAGATTGATCTATATATAATTCAAGTCCTGAACGATATACTGTTCCTAATAAAATATTTGTTCTTTCATCAACTAATTTTACTGCTGAAGCGATAATACTAGGAGTTCCAGCATTATATTGAACATAGATGTAATTCTTAGTTAGATCGGTTAAGACTAGACTTGCTAGTGGTGCAGTTAGTGTGAAGAGATAAATATCTCCTGTTGCTAAATCCGCACCTTTAATAAATATATCGCCAATTGCGATACCAATTGAACCATCTAAATTATCTGTAAATGCAAAACCAGAAATAACACCTACTGAATTAAGTGCATTATGAACGAATTGTGAATTAAAAGTATGACCAACTAAAGATTTTAAAGTATCTGGAGTCTTCCATATTAAGTTTGTTGCTGCGTTATTCATTGCTAGAACTTGATCAGAAGTTCCTTTAGGCAATCTTGTTAAAGCTCCAGAAGTTCCTCCAACTAATATATCAGCAGGAGCAGTCATTGGATTTAATTCAAGATTCCCAAGTTTTGTTTTCTCTGTATCAGTAAATGCATTAGTATTGGCATTATTTTCATAAGCAGTTTTTATTTCACTATCTGTTCGATCACCAGTTGCTCCAACTTCAATGGTATCTAGTTTACCTCCATCTAATGAAATATCTCTACCATTAACAGAATTAACAGTTAAATTTCCATTTTCATCCCACCTGTATAATGTTACTGGAGACTGTTTTATAGTGTATTCATTTGGTACTGTTGTTACTGTTGGTTCTGTTCTAGTTACTCTTATCCAAAATTTATTAGTTGATGTACTAATATCGTCAATAACCCAACCAGTTAGTAAAGAAGAATCCCAACTTACTAAGCCTTGAGTTGTCATTCCATTTGTATTGTCATTAGGCCCAAAAGAAACCCAACTATTTGCTCCAGTTGAGTATTCAAAAGTTAATCCTAGATTATTACTTGCTAGAATGGCCAATAAAAACTCTACTACATCAAACTTAGATGCGTGACCTAGATATAAAACATCAGAATTATTAGCAAATAAAGGAATGTTTAAAGTGTTACTCGCAATATCCGCAGATATATCTGTAAAACCACCACTAAAGATAAAAGCTGAATCTAAATTAGTAAAAATCCCTTTTCTTTGTTTAATAACATTAACTGTAGGGTCAACTTCAATTGCATTAACTTCTAAATTGCCAGCTCCTATTTTACTTGTTCTAGTAGTAGAAATTGAACCATTTATCGCACCATCTGTATTAATGTTGCTTTCTATAATCATTGCTTCATCACCTGATGATAGTCCTGTTGCTTTATAATTTACAGCAATACCCATTGTATCATTTTGATTATTAGCATCTATCTCCATGTGAACAACTCTAGTTGAAGGAATAGCTGGTTTATGTAAAAATCTAAAAGTTCCTTTAGTTGTTGCTCTAGGATTTGCTGCACCATCAATAACTGCATTATCAGAACTTCCTAGATTTATATCTGATTGGCCATTAACTGTAAGTGAACTCATTGGTCTTAAGCCATCTTTAGTAATATAGTCTGGGTGGTCTTCAACATCTCCAAGACCAATTAAATTTCCATGATCTGAAGCAGCAGATACACCTGAAGCCTTAAATCCTATTATTGGTCTTTCATCAATTATCTTTTCAATTTTAGTACCTGAATCATTACAAATAACTGAAGCTATTAAAACCATGCTATCTATAAACTCAATTGGTGGAGTTGGTATATTGCCAGCTTCAGCCAACACAAGACTACTAAACTCTTCCTGGCCATACACTAAGAAATATTCTTCATCAGCACCTTCTCCAATAACATATAGTCCATTTTTAGAAAATTTACCTGTTGATAAAGATATTAATGAACCAGAATTATTATCCCATTTTTGGAGAATTGTATCGTTAGATAAAAGAGTATAAAATCCTAGCCCATCTCTGAATACAGAATTAAAAACAATAGCACTCCCACCAGAAGGCATAAACATAGAAGTTCCAAAAAAGTAAGAACCTGAAGAAACATCTAACTTAAAAGGTGTCACATTTTCAGTAACTATTGAACCAGCATCATAAATAGGTCCAACAGCTTTTCTAAGATATTCTTCAACCTTATTCCCATAATGATGAATATCAATAGGCGCACGATCAGTAAATTTAATTACACCACCATAAGCTCCAACTCTACCTAAGATAACATTCTTAGTTGTTGTTGGAAGTGTTAGACTTGCCAATACAGTATTTGTACTATCTATGTAAATATATGATGCCACATTATCTGGTATTATAATTGTTTGAGTTGCCCAATTTAATTCTTTTATATAATCGTTTGGCTGGTCGTTTATTTGTATAAAACCATTACCCGATGTTACTTGAATCTGCAATCCTGTTATAACACTAATTAAACCACCACTTAATAATCCACTTGGGAATCCCTTTTGAATTAATTTAGAAGCATCAACGAGTTCATCGTGGTGGCTTCCAATTTTAAATTTCCCAACAGTAGATATACCATTATCGCTTGGGTCAAGATAAAATAAAGAAATTGGAATATTAGGAACTATAGATACTTTTGATTCAGTTATTGTTCCAGATAATGAACCATTTGTTCCAGCATGATTAAAAATAATATCATAAGTAATATTCTCAAAGAGTATTGAACCCATTGCTAAAAGTGGGGGTACTCCTATATTATTAGTTATAAGTCCAGTAGCCCATCTTTCAATTTCATATCCGAATGATTCAATTAAAGCTCCATCTTCAACTATTAATCCTTGATTACCAGTTCGTTCTCCATCAAGCTCACCACCATTTACAATTAAGTTTGAAAGTGGCCCAGATATATAAATTCCATCTCCAGAACCTTGTTGTTCAATAATACATTCATTAAGAATAACTTTTGCCTGTATTGAAGCTGTTGAAATAGCTCTAATACAAAAATCAGAAGAACCTTTAGTTAAACATTTAAACATATCAATTTTCGATCTACTACCAATAGAAGCGACAACATCAATATGTATTTTATTATCAATAAGATTTACTTGGTTTAACCAAAAAGTCCCTGCTCCAATTTCACAATGAACACCAGTTGAATTGATTACATTTCTGATTAAAAATNTATCTAAAGNTGAATCTTGNGCAGCAACAATTAAAGGAATAGTATTATCCACTGGTTCAATTATTGTATTCTCAGTACCAGAACCTACTATATAAATATAGCTTTTCATTACTAATTGATTTTCTACATATACACCAGGCCCTACAANTATTTCATATCTATTAGTAATAGATGCATCTGTTATACTGGCCAAAGCAGATTCTATAGTTGAAAACTCTCCAGCAGTAGGATTTTTTTGAACAATTAATTTGTTCTTAATATTAGAAGTAGGCCCTGCTGGCCCTGTTGGACCTTGTGGCCCACTAACGCTTGAAGTTGATTCCCAAACAGGAGCATCAAAGCCAGGCCTTTTAATTGCAACTGTATCATCAGCAGCTTCAGTAAAGCCTTTAGGTACATGCAGTTCATTGTCGTTAATTATTTTTGAGTGAATATCTTCAGCCATGTTTTACTCCGTATATATTAATGTTCCATCATTTAATGTTATAGTTATACATCTCTTATTCTTCAATAGTCCGATAGCACTAGTATCAACTCCACAAAGAGATAAATCAGTTAGTTGTGATATTTTTTTATTGTATTTATCAAATACATCTAAGTCTGTGATGTTAACATCAGGGGCATTACTAGCAACTGAAGCAACAAGAATTACTGTGGCATTTCCACCAAATATTGTAGTTTTTAATCTAAATAATGAATGAACATCATTAAAGCTTTTTTTATAATTTTCAACCTTCTTGATAAAGGCTGTATCTAATAAGTCAAAATTATACTTAGGACTTGCACCATTTAATATTTCAACAGTGACATTCGCAGAAGGGTCAAGATCAACAACTAAAACTGAAATAGTTACTCTTCCACCAGTAACTATTTCAAAAGTATCCTCTGAAACTCCAGTAGCAACCTCTTTGGTCGCTATGATGTTAGTATTGTCGATCTTTAAAGTTTTTTCAGTGAAAGCCATAATCCCCTCTATGCTTTGTTAAAATTTTAGGAGAACTTGAATCTCCCACCTTTTTTAAACTTTTTGTCTTTTTTAGGCTTCATGAAACCTTCAGACTTTTTTTCTTTCTTTTTTTTGTCTTCAAAGCTTGAACCATCTTCTCTAACAAGTTCAAAAAGATCAGGGTATTTTTGTGACATGATTTTAATCTTGTCTTCTGGTCCATTTAATAGTTGACCTTCTTTAAGTTCGATGTTTGTTCCCATTGCTTTTTTAGCTTTTTCACAATCACCTTTTATTTTTAACAACATATATACTCCTTAACGAAAAAAGGGTGGGTAAGTTTTTATGCTCACCCACCCTTGGATTCTAGTTTTTTAAAAGTTTCTATTAAGCAAGAATGTTGTAAATAACTGCAACTGAACTTTCTTGAGCGTAATTTGAAGCATCTGCTTTAAGTACACCTTGGAAAGCTTTTCTACAAAAAGAAACTAAATCAAGAACATCATATTGAGTTCTATTTTTTTCAACACGAACTTGAACAGCACGTCTAAGTCCTAAGAACCATCTTTTTCTNTTAACCATGATTACAGAAAGAGNGTTATTTGGTCCAGCAAGAGTGTTTTTACCTGTAGCTGAACAATCATCTCTTAGGTATTCAGAAACGATAACTGCTGCGCCTTCATATTTAGCAAGCTCACCTGTAATTACTGTTGCTTTTGCACCATACTCATTTAAAGTACGAATATCAGCAAGTTGTAACATTTGGTTATAACCTTTTGATTCTACTATGATAGCAAGTTGAGTTGGGTCAACACCAAATTTACCCATTTTAGCTCTACAAGCACTCATTTCAGTTTCAGTTAGTTTAGCTGCAGCAGCGTTTACACCACCAGAAACTAATGCTCTTTTTCTTAATCCATCAAAGAAATACTCTGGTGAATCAGTAACAGCAGAAATAGCTGTTCCAGCAGCAACATCTGGAAGTTGTGAAAAGTGGTGCATTGCACCAAGAGTATCACCTTCAAGAATTGCGATCTCGATAGCTTTTTCTTGACCTTCGATTAGTTCTTGACGAATAACTTTTACTACATCTGGTGCAGAATCTTCGTTAAGTTCTTCAGGAAGTTCATATTGGTTAGTCATTTTAACAGCATCAAACTGAATAGTTTTGTCTGTTTTGAAAACTTGTGCTGGAGTAAGAGCAGAAATAGCTCCAACTTTTCTAGCAATTGCCCCACCTGTAAGTACAGGAAATCTGTAAGGATTTGAAGGCATTTTTATTTCTTGGAATAGTCCAGAAACTTTACGATCTAAATTGAACTCGTCAATATAAGAATCAGAAACCATTGTTGGAATCCATTCAAAACCATCATTACCAGCATCAATTCCAAAAGCTTTCAAGTGAAAGTCTAATTCTTCATTGAAAAAACCAAGGCTTTTAACATCTTCAGAAGTAATAGCAGAAGATTTACCTTCTGTTTCTTTGAATTTTAAAACCTGAGCTGTAACAACAGCAACGTCAACAGCTTCTTTTAAGCCCTTAACTGCTTCGATTTCTTCTTTTCCAAGATAAGAAAATTTCTTAGAAGAAGTATCAACTTTCATAAGATCGTTCATACTCTTAACACCAAATTTTCTTAAATTCTTAGTTAGGTTTTCAGGCATTTGCCCTTTAGTTGTTCTCTTAGGAGTCGCACTTCTTTGAGTTGCGGCAACCTTCTTCTTGTTTGCTTTTTTCAAAGCTGCTTTAGCATTTTTAATAGCTAATTTTAATTCTTCGTTCATTTTTCACTCCTATTCGATTTTACCATTAAACGAGTTTCAGATTAATATATACAACAATTAAACAGAAAGGCCTTCCAGTTCATCAGTTAGTTCTTCAAGAAGCTCCAGACCATCTTCATCTGTCATTCCTTCAAACTCTTTTTCGCCTTCTTCTTCCATGTCTTCATCCATACTTTCTTCTTCAGAATCTTCCATATCTTCAGATTCTTCTGAGCTTTGTAAAGCAGATACCATTTCTAATAATGCACCCATAGCTTCACTAAGCATGTCGATTTTTTCAGCCATTTGTGCCATAGCATCGTCTGAACCTTCTTCTTTGCTTTCTTCTTCAGAATCTTTCACATCTTCTTCGGAATTTTCTTCTTCAGAATCTTCCATATCTTCTTTTTTATCTTCTTCCATTTCTTCTTCAGAATCTTCCTCTTTATCACCACCTTCATCAGATTCTTTTTCTTCATCTTCAGACTCTTCATCTTCAGATTCATTGTCCATTTTTTCTTCTTCATTTTGATCTTCATCTTGATTTGAAGAATTTTCTTTAATGTCTTTAAGAGACTTTTTCTTATTGCCTCTTAATGATTTAATTAAATTTAGTAATTCGTTCTTTTTCATAATTAATTCCCTTCTTGTTGGTTATTTATTTCACCATTATTGGCCAAAACATACTCTCCCATTAACTCTTTTAAAAAATCGCCAGTTATTTCTTCTGAAGAATCAAGTAAAGATAAAGCATCTGCCATAAATTTTAATGCACCATCAGTAAATGCTTTTTCATCTTCATTAGAATCTTCCTCCTGATCTACTACTGAAAATTTTGCAGCAGTATTGCAAGGTATTGAAACTATTGATATTTCTAATAATTCTATTTCTTTGACATAATTAGTTGCACTAGCTTTATCCCAATCTGCCTCTAATTCATTGTACCCAATAGAGAAGGTGCATAAAATACCTTCTTTAATTTTTAATCTAATATCTTCACAATCTTTTGAGTTACTAATAACACAAGAAACTTTTAAACCTCTATCATCTATTTCCATATTGGTTATTTTACCAATAACTTTATCCCAATCATGCATATATAGTAGAATTGGGTTATTTTTATACTCTTTTAAGGTTTTTTGGAAGGCTTCTGGCAATACTACATCACCAACTCGGTCACGATCTTTTGTATTAGCATATCCTGATATTTTAATTGTACCATCAGCAGACTTTTGGATACCTTTTGTATCCCAATCTATTGCACAATCTAATATTTTTGACTTTTTATCTTTAGTATTAACTTTTTTAATCATTTTAACTCCTATAGCTACAAAAAGATATTTACAACATTTTNCTAAATCTATGAAAAAATACTATCTAAAATGCCACCCAATCTATCAATCCCTAGAATATCATCTATATAATTAGAATCGTCCTTTAAGTGATATACAACTGAACATCTACAATTTATAACTTCTTCTGGTGGTCCTTTATCTTCTCTTGGGAATTGTAAACCATTGCTGAAGCTATCATTTTTACTAACAGTTTCACCATTTAATATTACATGATTAGCTTTATCTCCTTTTGATGGGTGTCTTACTTTTCCATCTTCAGCAGTAATCCAAGTTTTAACAAGTCGATCTTCTAAATCTGGAATAGTTTTGCTTAATTCATCAACCTTTAATGCCTGTCCTTGCGAAACGGCTGTTAATGTCTCAGTTCTAGTTATTGTTTTTGCTCGACCTTCGCCTATTTGATTAAATAGTTCATTTAAACTTTCTGCTAATTGTTGTGGAGATTCTTGTCTTTTGAATGAGTCTAGTATAACTGAGTTGATTTGTTCTCTGGTGCTTTCTGTTATATTAGTGATTTGTTCACTACCCCTTTCTTCAATCCATTTTGTAGCTTTTTCATTTGGGAATGTAGCACTATTTCTAGCAAGAGTTCTTGAAAATCCTAGTTCTAATGCAGCTACATCAGCGTCTACTACCTTAGATTTTTCATCGTTAATAAAATCATTCACCCAACCAAATAAAGGCAAACCATCAAGGTCTATTTCATCTGTCTTAGTTAGCATTTTAAACTTATCAAAGTCTATGTTTTTAATATCCTCTAAAACCAACTCTTTCATACGATTAAACATTGATTTAATATCTTCCAACTTAGCTTCTAATATCTTTTGAACACCTTCGCCAGTTAATGCTTTACAATATTCTTGTAGCTGAGATTCCTTTTCTTCATCTATTAGGTTTTTTTTTTCTTCATCATCGTCCGGTGAAGCTGGGGGATTTTGACTTTCATTCTGAGTTTCTTCATCTGGTTTTTCTGCTTGATTAATCTCTGCGCCAGGTAGGAATCCTTCAGTAACAGCTTGTTCAACTGCTGTACTTAATGCTTGCCCAAGTGGAACTCCAGCGGCCATTAATATTCCAACTAATTGTGTAACTCTTATTGCATAATTACTTCTTGTTGGTTCTATATCTGATAATGTTAATAAGTCTGGCTGCTCTGCTTCAATCTTAGTTTCAATAACCTCTGGAGCTGAAGCTTCAGTATTTGAATCAGAAGATGCGCTTCCATACATATCTTGTGTGTTAAGTGTGGAAACAATCAAAGGAACTTGATCTCCCATTTCTACTGCTGGCTTTTTCCATATTTCTTGTCTGATCTCATTAATAGACCAGCCAGCCTTACTCATTAGTATGGCCGTTTCTGCTTTATCTTTTATTGTTTCTTGAAGTGCTTCAATCATAGAAGTATCAAAAGAAAATAATAAATTTCTCTCAACAGGCAAAATATCTAAATCTAAGTTAATAGCATCTTCAATGAATCTTTTCATTGGGATAANTGTATCTGTCCAAAATGCTTTTTCTTGAACTAAAGCATTTGCATAAGTAGCTCCATCTAATAATCCAACCTTAACTGGTGGAACTCCATAAGCTGAAAGAATTGGTTCTTTATTAAATTTAGAAAATTCAACTAAAGAAGTTTCGCCAGGGTTCTGCTCAATTGTTTGGTATTCCATTCCTTCTGGAAGAATTAATGTTTTATGATGATTATTCTTACCAGTATAATCATTTTCAAAAGAACGAGTAAGTCTAGTTAATTGATCTTTAGTGAGTTTTTTAGATGTTTTTATTACACCACCTAATCTAGCTCCATTCTTATAGAATCTAATCATGTGTTCTGATGTGAATCTATCAATTANAACGTGCTTTAAAANAGGTAAAAGTGGAGCAAGACCTTNNAAAGAATCAATTGGATTAGGCAATCTAACATGAATGACTTCATTTTTTTCAAAATGATAAAGTCCATCTTCAGTTTGCATTGCATATCCAACTAGCTCATGTGAATCATCATCATACAGTCCTTCTACTAATGAAGAATTTAAACGATATAAAGACTCAACTTGAGATTTTCTATTAGATCGTAAAGTTTGCTCTAAGGCCGATATTGGCCTGTCAGCTTCTTCTGCTTTGTCACCCTTATCTTTTAATATAAAAGAGTTTCCAGTAGCTAATAAGTCAATTAGAACAAGCATATAGAACTCAACTGGTAGTTGAGCTTGGTTAGGGTATCTTAATAGATCAAATTCTGGTTCTGCTGAAGCATCAACCCAAGTTTCCTTATAAGTTGTTGTTTCATTGCCAGCATTGTCTGTAAGTACCTGTTTTTGTATCTTTCTTTTATCTAATCTAATTGGAAGTGTTGAAATTGTCTTNGCAATAGTATGGATAACAATAAATACCCAAGTTTCAGAAGCATATAATCTTTGGAGAGTTGCAGCATTGATAGTTTCACCAACAACACCCATTATGTCACCTTGGCCAGTTCCTCCACCAACATAATTCTTTGTCTCCAAAGCATGAAGTTCCTTTTCTATATCGCTTTCATCTAATTTATTTTCAAGATCAAAAATCTTATGCTCTAAAGCTTCAATTTTACTATCTTCATTTGAAGTCTTTAGCACCGCTTGTTTTATTTGTTTAATCATGTAGGCCCACCATTGAGATAATTCAGCATAAATACATAAACATATTTACAACTTTCTTCACTATTATAATGCCTTATCTACCTAAAACGTCAAATATCCCTGTTTCAGCAATGTTGTAAATATAAGATACCAAAAATCAAAACGAACAAATCCAAGGAATATGTATGGCTGATTATTTAGTGAAACCTCCAAAGAAGGGAATAGATAAGTATATGATCATGGGCGATCTACATACTGAACAACTAAACAAGCAATGCTTCAAGCTGGCCCTAAAAACAGCAAAA